ATTTTCAAATCAATAGTGCTTCGTATGGTGAGGTAGTGCCTGAAGTGTTAGGCACTACACGATTGAGTGGCAATATTATTTACTACGACGATTTCACACCTCATGAACATCGCAGTACGACGAGAACTGGTAAGGGTGGCGGTTCAAAGCATACAGAGATAACCTACACCTATACTGTTGCATGTGCTATTGGCTTATGTGAGGGCCCTATCGCTGGCATAGGGAAGGTTTGGCGAGACAAGGAGATATATACCTATCCGAGCGAAAAAATCGAACTGACAGCATATAATGGCGATTATGGACAAACTCCATGGCCTTATGTTTTATCTAAGCACCCAGAAAAGGCATTGCCTTATAGTGGCTTGGCATATATGGCTGGGGTGGTAGATTTAGGGGAGCGAGGTAGCCTACCTCAATTTAATTTTGAAGTCAGAGGGAAGCTGTTAGATACTGGCGACGGTATCGATGTAAACCCTGCCGATTATATTGTGCATGTGTTAAAGTCTATCGGCATTGACGATGTAAGTATAGACGGATTAGAAAATTATCGTGCATACTGCAAAGCAGCTGATATTCTAATTAGTACACCTCCGGACAGTAAAAGCTCAAAGGCTCAAAATGTTATTAATGATATAGCTGAAATTACAAATAGTCTTGTATTTTGGAGCACAGACCGTTTAAAAATTGTACCATTAGCCGATAAGCCTATTGGCGATTGGTCGCCAGCTAATCAAATTCAATATAACTTAACAGCAGATGATCTTATTCCGGCCAGCGATGGACAACTTATTGTGTATAAGCGAAAAGATAGCTCGGAAACATATAATCAGGCAACAGTTGAGTTTATTAATCGTGCCAATAGCTACGAGAAAGAAACGGTATCATTCGAGGTGGTAGCAGATGTGCAAAAGAACGGCCTCAAACCAGCGTCTAAGAAGTCCGCTCATTATCTCTATACTAAGGCTAGGGCTCAATACTATGCAGAGCAATTAGCGATGAAACGGCTATATGCAAAGAATCAATATACATTCCATCTCGACTGGGCTTTTTGCAGATTGGAACCAGGTGACCTAGTAACAATCACAGATGAGTTATGCGGATTGCGTGAGCAAATCGTAGTTATAACGTCAGTATCAGAAGCTGCAGATGGACAACTTGAAATTACAGCAGAGGGTAAACCGCCGGGAACATATGCTCCGGCAAAGTATAACGTTCATGAAAACGAACGACCTTTTATTGATTATAATGTACCTGCTCCAAGTGTTAATGACGTGGCTATTATTCAAACGCCAGGTGATGTAGGTGGCAACGAATTATATATCGGTGTAAATTCAGAGCCTAACTGGGGAGGCTGTTCTATATGGTTGTCGGATAATAATGAAAACTATAAACGAATTGGCAATATCTCACAACAGGCTCGAATGGGTAGGCTGAAAACAAGCCTAACACAAGGAAGCAACACCGCTAATGTGATAATCAATCAAGGTGCATTAAAAGGTGGCAGTCATGTTGATGCTGAACGAGCCAACACTCTATGCTGGGTTGACGGTGAATGTCTATCTTATGAAACAGCTCAATTGCAGCTTAATGGTGATTATGCTTTGGGTGGTATTATACGCGGTCAATATGGCACTAATGATACAACGCACAATGCTGGTGCTAGGTTCGTAAGAGTTGATGAGGCGTTATATCATGCTCCGTATCGTAAAGAGGATATCGGAAAGCAGGTATATTTTAAATTTACGTCATTCAATATGTATGGATCTAACGAACAAGGATTAGATGAGGTGCAAGCATACCCATATACAATCACACCATACTATATTCCGGAAGTTAGCGATTTAGCATTATTCACTAAATATTACGAAATTGGCGATGGTGTATTGTCATTTGATGTAGTGGCTGCATTTACTCAACCAACTATTAATACATTTGATACTGTCGAAGCATGGTATCGTGAAGGTACAAACGAATGGAAGTATGGCGGTAATGGTGATAATCAAATCGTTATTAGTGGTTGTGAATTAGGCCATACATATGAGGTGCGATTAAAAGTAAAGGACCGTCATGGAAACTACTCACAAGGCATTATCAAATCTGTATTAGTTGAGCTCAAATCAGAAGTACCTAATACTCCGCAAGGGCTGGGCGTTTCGTTTGGTGATGTTGCCACCTTTAATTGGTTAGAGGTGCGTAACGCTGATATTGATTTTTACGAGTTGCGATATGATCTGCACCCAGGTCAAGAGTATGGGCTAATTGGTAAAAGCAATAATACTACTTTAAGCACTCTATTAACAGAACGGAGTGCAAAAGTATATTTATATGCTCATAACCCTACAAAGGGGTATAGCGCTCCGGCAGAATTGACATATAACGTACCTATTCCACCTAAACCATCAACTATCAAAATAGTTAGTTTGATAAACGGTATCGGTATTACTACAGATAATATCAAATTAGGTTGTAAAGGGGTTAATATTTACGTTGATGGTACTAGGTATTTCTTTACAACGAATGTAGCAACAATACCATTGGAAAGTGGTGTTCATACCGTACAGGTTGCGTTTGTTGATCTATTCGGTGAAGGTCCTAGAAGCGATGAGCAACTAGCCACTATCAAAGCTAAAATCGATAAAACCTTATTGGATATGGAAAGCCTAGGCATAGAGGGTATCGACAAGGCAGTAAATGACTTGAAAAGCGAAGTCGGAACAGTCAAGACCGCCGTCAATGGAATGGATAGCAAGATAATCGACCTTGGCAATGCGTACCAGCGCACTTTGAGCGATTATCAGAATAACGTAAACTCACAAATTACGCAGATTTCTAGCGGCATTGATTTGAAAGTAACGCAAGCTATCAATAATATAGACGGCGCTGAACTGGTGAGCCGTATCAATCTAAGCCCAGCAGGGACACGCATTGACGGCAAATTATTGCATGTTACTGGTGAGGCGTTATTTGATAACAATATCATCGCTAAAGGAATGATACAGGCTGGGGCCATTACTGCTGATAAAATGCAGGTTGATAGCCTTTCATCTATTACTGCAACAATCGGCACGCTACGAACTAAGACGAGTGGCGCAAGGGTTGAAATTAGCGATGACTTAATTCAAGTATTTGATGAAAACAATCAGTTAAGGGTAAGGATAGGCATATGGGAATAAATAAAGCTGTTTTTGAACTATACGATAAAAAAGGGTCTTTAATATTAAGCCTAAACTCGACATTAACTCGATTTCTAGGCACGCACATAGTAACAGATTATAGCGGGGTGATTACTATTGAAAAACAAAAAAATGAGCAAATTTTTGCGTTCGCACCTGTTATCTCTTACGAACAAAACAGGCCATATATGGTGCAGCCTGTACAAATCTCTATCAAGGACAATCAAATCTTTTACTCAATTGATAACAAGGCCGCTGATTTGGTTAAAGAAAGGTACAAAATCATCTATGGAGTATATTAAAGTATCCAATAAAGAGGGGACAACTATTATCAATGATTCTTTTAAAAATTTAGCATTAAAAGAGGTTGTAACAACCCCTATACAAGGGGCATTCGGGTATAAGATATATAGTTATAATGAACCGCATTTTATAATCAACAAAAAGGAAGATGATTTGGTTTTTGTTGCTCCGAATGGGAAAGAATCTTTTAACAAAGGGTTTATTTTGAAAAATACCAAGGGCGAAACCGAATTATTGACGCCAAGTTATCAAGAGGGCATATTTAATGGATATGGCGCATTTTCTGATATAAACGGCGTTTTAAACCCTGTTACAATGTGCGGAGTTAGACACTCACCATCGGCCCCTCATAGTTTTAAATGTTATGTATATTCAGATGAGTATAAAACAGGTAAACAAGGCCTTGAGGTTTTCAATAAAGAGCAGAAATTAATATTTTCATCTGAAAACAAGTATCTGAAAATAAAAAAATACATATATGAACCAGACGTTGTAAAAAAATATGTTACTTATACGCGGTGGGGGGTTGCTACCGCTGAGGGCGCAGATCACTACCCTCAACCATTCGACGGTGAGGCCGCATACGGCTGGGAGATTAATTATACTGGAGTAATTGGCAATCATGTAGAAATTGCTAGATATACATTCGACAAGCCAATAGCGATATGCCCTATAAGCATTCCCTCATGTCAAGTCGGCGCCAGAAATGGTTCAATATTTTTTTATTTCGCATTTATTGATGAAAAAACTTTTGCAATTTATGCAGAAATAAATGTTGCGCACTCAAAATATAACCCAAATACAATATCGCCAGAAGAGTATAGTTTTGACGATGTATTATTTATTCCAGTTGGCAATAACAGAATGCTTGGCGTATTAGTTACAGAAATTGAATAAACGAGGTATATATGAACTTTATCAGAAACGAGCCAGAAACATTACACATCGGCGCTGACTATCGGAGAGGTTACGAGGTCAGTGCCGATTTTGATTTAACCAACTGCACGGCGGTCATGAAAGTGCGGAGCCTGCAGGGCAAGTTATTGGCCGAGGCTGAATGTGTAATTCATGAGAATATTGTGTACTGCACAATCACCGCCGAGGCAACTAAGCACATAGGCCGCAACTATAGAAGCGGTCAATATGATGTGTTCCTTATTCATGGGAACGATACTACTAAAATCGTAATGGGTGATATGAAATTCATTCATGATATTTCAGCACATTAGGGGGTGCAATAATTATGGAAGATACAAATAACTTTGAATATGTGAACGTTAAAGCAAGGGTTCCGAAAGTGATTGATGTTACAATTCCAGGAACGCAAGGCCTTAAAGGTGATAAAGGTGATAAAGGCGACCCATTCACCTATGCAGATTTCACAGCCGAACAGTTAGAGGCCCTAAAAGGCCCTAAAGGCGATAAGGGTGAGGACGGGCTAAGTGCGTTTAATATCGCTCAATTAAACGGATTTCAAGGTACATATGTTGAGTGGCTAAAATCGTTAAAAGGCAAGGACGGCGCAAGTGCTACGGCCGACAACGCTCATCAGCTATTACTACAAGGTAACGTGTGGTGTGAAAGTGCTAGCGTTGACGATGTACTTACAGCCTTAATTGGTAATATGGGTAAGCCATTCCCTCGTACCGAATTTAAGGCGTTAACTATTCCAAGCGTTATCCAAGGGCAACAGGTGGTATCCGTTACAGGCGAACCACATTACAGCGTTAAGGTGCTCGGTAACGATACACCTTTCACGCTCGACAGTACTGGAGCTTGTAGCGTGAATATTCCGCCATTAGGTGAAGATGACATCAAGCTCACTTACCACAATTTCACAGGTACAAAAGTAGGCGATTATACAATTAAAGGCGTTCAAACTGGTGCAGCTGCTGATGATACTCTAACCGATAGTGGCATTAAATATGAATTATTTGGTAGTACTTTAAAAATTAACGCTACAAACTACGAGGATACAGATTTTTCAAGATATCGAGGTCAAGGATTTACGTTTATTCCTTCGGCTTGGGCTAATAAATCAATTTCTAATATTCAAATTAAATCTAGCGTTCCAGTAGTCTTATATTGCAATCAACCTGTCAATAATAATGTATCATCTCAACAAATTCCGATTTATGTAAGCAATCCTCAAAATATTAGCTTTAAGACAAATGATTTAACTTGGTATCGGACACTGAACATCGGTACATTGGAACAGGGGCTCCAGCAGACCACCTTTAATTACACGGAATTAATTTGGTCGGACACTGAACATCGGTACATTAGAACAGGGGCTCCAGCAGACCACCTTTAATTACACGGAATTAATTTGGTCGGACACTGAACATCGGTACATTGGAACAGGGGCTCCAATGGACTATGTATAATTAATCCACAGGAATACTAAAGGGGGAACACATGCAAGAATTAACTGATTTCATGGGCGAGGCTTGGCGGACGTTGACGGATTCGTTCGTTCTAAAGGCCTTGCTTGCCGTTATCGCCGATGTGGCGATATATATGATTGGCTTAAAACACGTGCAGGTGCTAGGAATATTCATATTATTGGTATTCCTAGACCTCATCACAAAATGGGCGGCGCTTGGGTATAAAATGCTGGTAGACATGGGTGCTAATCCAGACAACCTAAGCATGGCGGATAAATACATAGCCATACCTGCTGCATGGGGGAAGGGAATAATTTCATCTAAGCATATGAGAAAGCCTTTCGTTACAAAAGTTTTAACATATTGCCTTGCTACTGGCGCCGCTTGGTGCTTTGACTATATGGCAGGTCAATACGCTTTCGCCGTCAATATTGTATGGTTGTATCTCGGCTCAGTAGAACTATTGAGCATACTCGAGAACATGCGAGACGGCGGAAATACTACCATATCTGGCTTGCTTGACGTGGTTCATGCAAGAGTGGATATGATACTCAAAAAATAATATAGTGTTGTTTGTGCCACGCTCACGATATATGGGAGTGGCTTTTGTATTGCAAAAACAGAGGTGCATATAATGAAAATTGGTACATATTTCGATGATTATGAATTCGCATGCAAATGCGGCCGTCATGGATACGATAGCGACGGACACCCTATTTTAGACCACATTATTGATAAAAGGCTCGTTGATGTATTGGACACTATCCGTGAGCGTATCGGCCAACCTATCGAAGTGTTAAGCGGCTATCGTTGCCTAGAACATAATGCGGAAGTTGGTGGCGTTCCTAATTCTCAACATGTAGAGGGTACAGCGGCCGATATTACATACGACGGCATCGATGTAGATTACCTCGCACAAGTGGCCGAGGAGTGCGGTGCCGACGGCATTGGCTGTTACTATCACCAAGACTTCGTACACGTTGATGTACGAGGGTATGCAGCACGTTGGAATGATCTTGATTAAATAGGGGGCTAGATATGTATGAGAAAATCACGAACTACATCAATGCGTTTAAATATCAAATTACTATTAAGCGGTTTATTGTGCTTGCTGGTGCTTTGTTGCTCATCATTGGTGCATGCCAGCTCATCGGAGGTTACCTCACAGCAAGAGGAAACTATCAGCGTGCCCTTGAAAGACTGGAACAAACTCAAAACGAACTTAATCGAAGCCGACGCCTCAATCAAGAACTCAAACTTGTCATTGAGCGAAGCTCAGAGCTTAACAGTCAAGCAGGCGACCGAATTGCAAGAATTGAAGATTATCAACGAAGAGAGGGCGAAGGACTTAACCGCCTTGAAGGATATCAACAAGAAACAGGGCGAAGAGTTAGCAAAGGCATCGGAAGTAATAACCGAGCAAGCAAGCTCATTGGAGAAAGCCTCGACATCATTAGACGAGTTGAAAGCGGAACTAAAGAACAACCGAAGAACTGAACAAAGGTTACGCCGTCAACGTGATACATGGGCGATTAGTAATGCTGCACTTTTCTTGGCTGGTGCATTACGCAGATAACATGGAGGTGATCCCATTTCTCCTTACTGCATAAAGGTGGATATGCAGACAACTTTTGATTATTAAACAAGGGCACTTACTATAAAAGTAGGTGCCCTATTTTTTTTTGCAGTTTTGACATTAATTTGACAGATCG